GCCGCCAAGTTGCCTTATGATGGTGAATTGGTCGTCACGATGAATAAAGTCAACTTGACTGTAGCCAACCAGCAGTCCGGGTTATTGGTAAGAGGTACGGTAAACGAATCCTGTATGCCGTTCCCGGTAGATAAGGACTTAAAGGCATTAATGTCGTTTATCCGTTTTGTGTAATCCATTAAAATCTGATATATGGAAAGAAGTTTAATTAAACAGGTGAATAAAAAGAACATGGCGGCTCGTTTGAATACCCGCCATGTGAAACCAGTCGTTTTCCCGAACTTCTTCGGGGTGAAAAGAAAGACTTCGTTGAAGTGGGAGACACTGACCGGTGAGAAGGGTGCTCCGGTAATGGCAGATGTGATCTCTTTTGACGCTTCCGCTCCGCAGAAGACGCGCGAGGTAATCAGCAAGTTGTCCGGTGATATTCCAAAGACAGCCGTTAAGCGTGGTATGAACGAAAGTGATTACAACGAGTACAAACAGTTGGAACGTGACGCACAGGGTGACGCAGACCAATTGGCATTGCTGAACCTGGCTTTCAAGGATCAGGATTTCGTGTATAACTCCGTCCGTGCCCGTTTCGAATGGTGGTGTATGCAGCTCATGAGCCGTGCGGGTTTCCATTTGTCGGCAAAGAATAATGGCGGTGTCGTTACGGCTGAGTTTGTTGGTTGCGGTATGCCGAAGAAGAACCAGCGTAAATCTTCTGTAGATTGGAGCAACGCTTCAACGGCTAACGGCTTGCAGGATATCGAAGATACGGTTGTTGCTGCTTCTGCCGAGGGAGTAACGATTCGCTATGTAGTGATGCACGTGGCTGACTTCTCTTTATTGAAGAAGCAGAAATCAACATTCGACACATTGAAGGCATGGGTTAATTCGTCTTCAAAAATATTGGTAACGAAAAATCTTATCAACGAGTATCTGGCCGAACAGGAAATCCCGGTGAAGATCATTACTGTGAATCCGTCTGTCCGTATCGAGGACAAGGCTCATCGTCGTAAGACGATCAATCCGTGGGAGCGTAAACGTGTATGTTTCTTGGAGGATTTGAAGGTTGGTGATATCCAACACGGACCGATTGCAGCCGAATCTTCCGCTACCTTGCAGAAGATTGCCCTCATGGTAAAACAGGATTGGGTATTGGTTACCAAATGGTCTGAACTGGAACCGTTCAAGGAATGGACGAAAGCAGAAGCAAATGCTATCCCTGTCGTAAACGATCCGGATGCCATGTTCATCATGAAGGTGGATGGCCAGGATTGGAACGCATCTGAAGATACTGAAGGTACGGATGATATCCCGGCAACATTCTTAGGTGAAACCGTTGAACCGGAAGATCAGATGATTCAGGATACTGAAAACGGAGAATAACAATCATGGCTAAGACGATTCGAGATACAATACTAGCTTATCCCGGTCTCGCGGATTGTGAAGATTTTTTGGATAACGTCGTTTTGCCGGGACGCGGTTTTGAAGGTACAGAAGATAGTAAGACGATCGATATTCAAAAACAAAAGCTGGTGGCTGCCGACCTTTATTCCATGGTCGGTGGTCTGCCAGACTTTACCGAAAACAAGCTTTCTATCACATATCCCCGTTCCTGGTATGATGCTATGGCAAAACGGCTGTATAGGGAAGGTGGAGAACCGGAGAAAGCAGAACTGATCGGGAATAAGATTGAAGTTCCAAAAGGAAGGGCGCAAAACAGATGGTAAGACGGTATTCACATAAGGCAATAGTAACAATCCAATCCGGACAATTGGTAAAAGGGGAATGGGTTGCCGGAGAACCGACGGAAATAGAGGTCACTGGGCAATACTTTCCATCCAATAGCGGACAGCAATTGAAGCGGAATGTCGATGGGAAGGAATTTATCGTACACGGTGAGTTCTCGACAAAGGCCCGTCCTGTGGAAAATGCGAAGCATATCCGGATTGATAGTATCGCTCTCGATGTGGATATCATCTGTTGGGAGCCGTTTCAGACTCACTCTGTAATTTATGTATAGCGATGGCAAGGAAAGGTGGTTTGACTCCGATGTGGAGCGACAAGGAGGTCGAGCGTTGGTTTGATTATTATGTGGACCGGGCGGAAGAGCGGATATACAAATTATTGCAACGTGCCGGGGAAGAGTTCGTGAAGATTGCCCGAAAGAAAGGAAACTATCAGGATCATACTGGTAACCTCCGTAGCTCTATCGGTTATGTGATCGTCAAGGATGGCGATATATTGACCGAGAACTACGAGTTGTCAGATAAGAAAGGTACCGATAAATATACGGGATTGAGAGAGGCTAAAAGGCTCGTATCAGAATTACTACCCCTTTATAAGAATGGCTGGGTATTGATTGGTGTAGCCGCTATGCCTTATGCCAAGTATGTGGAAGCAATCGAAAATCTGGATGTTATCTCCGTTGCCACGGAACATGCTGAGGATTGGATCAAGAAACAGAGTCGAACGTTATTTGATAAACTCGCTGAGAAAGGATATTGAACATGGCTGATCAGTTTGATATAGTAGATATCGTGTATGATGCGGTTGAACCGGTCAGTACGAGCTTTATTCTGTACAAAGATCGCTCTGGTGATGGTGAGACAAAGAATCATATCACAATCCGGATGCTCACGTTAAATGAAACAGAGGTTGTGAATAAAGGTTCGGTTAATATCAACGTATTTGTGAAGAATCAAGCGAAAGGCAGGCCTGATCGACAGCTAATGAAAGGAGTGACACGAAAAGTTAAGTCTGCACTACGAAATATCACACCTCCTTTCGGCATGTATTGGAAATCTCGGATCGTATGGTCCGAACCTCTTGGCGAAGCAAAAGAAGGCTTCGATTGTACAAATATAAGATTTGAAGTAATAACAGAAATAGATTAAGAATATGGCTAATGAAAGAAGTTTGGCGGTAGGCGTATCCTTCTTAGGATATGGTGACCCCGGTGATGGTGTTCCGGCCTCTATTTATACACAGTGTCCGATCGTTCATGAAGGCTCAGTTGCTTTCAATTTCAATGAAGCGACCTCTGTCGATTTTCGTGCGGAAGGGATGAAAGATCCTTGGGAGTCATTCGATAAGGCTGGCGACCCGGATAGTTTTGAATTTGCTATCCCGTCGCCGACAGCTCAGGAGATGCTCGCGTTTTGTGGTGGTTCTGTAAGTGGTGGTAAGTGGAATGCTCCGATTGATATTCCAAATATCCGCAAATCGTTCAAGATACAGACAACACCGTACAAAGGTAAGTATACGGAATATACATTTGCCATTTGTAAAGTCAGTGCCCGCTTGAGTCAGGCTCCGTCTTCAGAACAAACAGACCTTTTGCTAGTTAAATGTACCCGTTTGGCAGCAATTACCTCTGCTGGGCAGCAACGATCTTCGTTCGGTCGGGCGGTGATGAATGTAACCCTTACTCCGGTAACGGCAGTTGCAATCACCGGTACACCCAAAGTTGGTGAAACGCTTATGGCCACCTTGACACCAGCGGAAGCGACTGGTGATTTCCAATGGCAACGTAAAGTGGATGGCCAGGGAGAAGCCCAAGATATTGAGGGGGCTATTGGTGACAGTTATATGATCCAGCCGGAAAATGAAGGCGATAAAATCCTTGTCAAGTTTATGGCAAACGGTTTGTATTCCGGAGAGAAGACAAGCGCAGAAACAGAAGCCGTACAAGCAGCAGAATAATTAAGGACTGTTGTTTAGGTTATCGAAAGCCTCGGAACTATCCGGGGCTTTTATATTTTAATCGAAAATATGAGTGTAAAACAAGTACTCCAGTTAGAAAGTGAATCCGTTTCTTGTCAGCCGGTAACCATTCCGTTTGAATTTACCCGGCTTGAATCATTACCGGAAGGAAAGACGGTAGGGGATAGTATCGCCATAACCCCGATCACTGTCCGCACCTGGTTTCGAATAAAGCCTCTTTTGCTTTATATCGATAAAGAGGATAGAGAGGTTTTGATTGCTGATAAGAATAAAGGATTTTCCAATCAGGTCGCCGAACTGATAGCCAAATATGACGAACTTATCTTTGAAATCGTATGTCTTGGCATTCATAATAAGAAAGGTGATATGCCGGCCTGGTTCCGGGAAGTTCTGAAAGACAACTGTACATGGGAGGATATCTATATCCTTCTGAATGCCGTCTTGTACCGGATAGGCTGTAACCCTTTTTCTCGTACTATCATAGCGCTGGAAGCTGTGAGCCCGTTAAGCGAAGTGGAGATAATAGCCCTTCAGAAAAACAGCGAGACATGGAAGAAGAAGAAGGCCCTCAAAGCAGCTTCATGTTCTTAGTGACCTGCAACGAGGCTTTCGGCTATTCTCATGAACAAATATTGGATAGCAGCTTTGTTTTGTTGGTCGGCATGCTTCGTGAACGTGGTTATTTGATTAATCGAAGGGCCAAAGATTTTCATTCGGAAGATACGTCAATTAAAGAGGAAGATGGAGAATGGGTTGAAATGGTTGATTTCGATACTGGCCATGTGAAACGGATAAAGAAAGTTTTATCTGCATGACTATATATTATATTGAGAGTAGAGAAAAGGGTTTGTCATAGTGATAAATTTTGATTTGTTTGGTAGTAAGAAAGCCCTGCGGACTGTGAAGTTAGCAGGGCTTTGTTCGTTAAAAAGATATCGGGTAACGTTCCGGATGAATTATGCTGTCGATCTCAAGATCCACATCGATTGCATCCCAACGCAACGATTCTTCATCCGGCATGGTTACATCCAATACATCCGAAACTTTTGCATTTCTAAACCAAGGATATCTGTCATACGATAGATAATATTCCTTTCCTCCTACGAAAAGGAGGATACCGCGTGCATTAATCATTGTTACTTCCGCAGTGGTTGTTCCATTTTTCTCTAATAATGTGCTCATGTTTTTGTACCTCCTTTAGTATGTTTGAAATTTCAGTTGAAGAAAAACCTTTATTCTCAGCCAAAGAAATAGAAGGTTCTATCCAAATTTTAGCCTTTTTTTCTGCCTGTCTGATATGTATATGCATTCTGTTTTCTTCTAAAGAGAAGAAAAAGAAACGCATTCCATTTTTATAAAAAACCGTTGGACTCATACAGCAAATATACAAAAGATTCCTGAATACAAATGCTTTTAGTTTATATTTTACCATAAACGCATTATGGGAATCAAAAGTAGGGATGGAGCCTTATTTATGGCTACTGGTATCGACAACTCCGGTTTATACGAAGGGAAACGCGAGGCTATGGGAATTATCAAGACTCTGGCAAGCGAGGTGACCTCTTTTGATATATTCAGTGGTATCGGTATCAGTGCGGCAACTGCTTTTGCACAAGCTGCAAAAAGCTCATACGACTTTGAAAAAGAGTTCCGGAAGAACATGCTGGAAGTGGCGACCATTTCCACACAGGTGACGGATGATATGACCGGTTTTATGAATCAGGTTATGTCCATAACCCAAGAGATACCGATTAAGGCTCCGGAGGCCGCCAAAGCACTCTATAGTATTGTTTCTGCCGGTCATGATGGGGCAGATGGTATGAAGATTCTAGAAGTTTCGGCTAAAGCAGCCGTGGGAGGGCTTACAGAAACCGAGACGGCAGCCGATGCTGTTACAACGATCCTGAATGCTTATAAGATGTCAGCAGAGGAGGCTGGTACAGTCTCGGATCAGCTTTTTACAACTGTCCGATTGGGTAAGACTACATTTGGCGAATTAGGAGCCTCCATAGCCCAGGTTGCGCCTATTGCGGCCGCATACGGGATCAGTATTGATCAGGTGTTGGGTGCAGTCGCTTCATTGACCAAACAGGGTACGCCGACAGCGCAGGCAATGACCCAAATCCGGGCTGCTATCCAGGGTACTGCCGGGGAACTTGGGGATGCCGCTTTTCAAGGGCGTACTTTCCAGGAAGCATTGCAGTTGATTAATGAGAAGGCTGGCGGTTCTGCTTCTAAGATGAAGGAAATGCTCGGTACGGATGAAGGATTGGCTGCAACATTGGCTTTGACCGGAAAGAATGCTAAGTCGGCAGCGAGTGATCTCGGAGAGTTACAGAACTCTTTAGGAGCTACGGAAGCCGCGTTTGAGAAGATGAAAGATGCTGCAGACAATCAGCTTACATTGTTGGCTAATAATGTACAGGCCTATTTGCGTCCTTTGGGAGAGAAGATTCTGAAAGAAGTCTCCGATATTGCCAAGGCTTTTAATGAAGCATTTGAGAATAACGATATAGAAGGTACAATATCAAACCTTGAATCGTTGGTAAAGAATGCAGCTGGAGCTTTTCTTTCATATAAAACAGCTATTCTATTAGTTCAGGTAGCTCAACATTCGTATGTAAAATCATCTGCTCTAAGCCGATTAGCGACAATTCAACATACGACAGCTACAGCATTACTTACCGGTGCTTTAAGAAAACAGGCTGTTGCTATGTTGGCGGCAGGAAAGGCAGCTCTTACAAACCCATATGTATTAGCAGTGGCAGGTGTTACCGCATTGGGATATGCAATATTCAAACTTGCGACACAGGCTACAGCTTCGGAAAAGGCGTTGGCTGCTCATAATAAGAGAGTCGCAGAAATGAGAGAATGGTCTGATGGAATGAGAAGCCAGACGGAAGAAATGTTGGGTGTGTTGCAAGATGAAAATAAGTCCACTTTGCAAAAGGTTGAAGCTTATAAAAAGTTACAAGAGCTTTATCCGAATGAATTGAAGAATCTTTCTCTACAGAAATTCCTTTTAATGGATATGGTTGAAGTCAACAAGATGTTGTCCAAGTCGATAGATGATCGTACTATGGCACAACAACGTGCCACTGTGAATTCCATTGAAGAAGAGATGGCTAAAAATAGTAAACGGATTTCTCAATTAGATAAAAAAAGTTGGATTGACACTAGCTTCCCGGAAGCACTTGAATTACGTCGGTTGCGAAAACGGAATGAGCAGCTAAAGATAGAACATGAGAAAGCAGTAGAGATCGTTGTACAAGGATTAAAAGATCGTACAAAAGCAGAGGCTTTGGTAAATAGCCAATCAGAACAAGAAGAGACGAAGTTTGCAAAACCTGTAGATCAGAAAGAACTTGAGAAACAGAAAAAACTTCAAAAGGAACTCTTATCCCTTCATCGTCAAAACCAGCAATCCGAAATTGACCTGATGAAAGAAGGTTCCGACAAGAAGATCGCCCAGTTGAATCTTGATTATGACAGAGAGTTGGATACTATCCGTGCAAGAGAAAAAGAATGGAGAGAGGCACAAGGCGGAAAGTTGACTAAAGAGCAGACGATTGAGATCCGAATGGCAAAAGTCAATGCTGGGGCCAAATTAGGAAATGCGACATCTGATGTTATCCATGAGCAGATTGAAGCAGAAGAACGCGCCATGAACGAATACTTGAAAGAATATGGTTCATATTTGGAAAAGCGTCAGGCTATCACGGAGCTTTATAATGAGAAGATAGCAAAGGCCACAACGGAAGGTGAACGGCTTTCCCTTGCAGAAGGTATGAAGAAAGAGCTGGCGGACGTGGATAATGAAGCCCAAAAGAGCACCTCCATTATCACCCGGTTGTTTGATGATATGAGTAAAAAGAATATCACCTCTATTCGTGCCATTGCGGATGAAGCGGAAAAATTCTTGTCTTTTCTTGAAAGAGGGGAATATTCATCTGATAATTCATTCGGTATTACCAAAGAGCAGTTTGATGTGCTTCGCAAGTCACCGGATCAGTTGAAGGCCATCAAGGATGAAATAGCCAATGTTCGTCGTGAAGCCGACCAAATGGAAACCTCTTTTAATAAAGTTTCAAATGGCCTAAAAAAAGTATTTACCTCTGAAAGTGATGCCAAGAAGTTAAAAGAGGGTTTGGCTGAGATAGAGGAGGGCATGAATGAGATCATGCAGGCCGGACAGTTCCTTTCTGATACGTTTTCGAAGCTCGGAGATTCGTTCGGTGGTGTATTCGGCGGGATAGCCGAAGGCTTCAGTGTGGCTATGGACACTGTAAGTTCTGCAATGAACGGTGCGAAAGCCGGTTCCATGTTCGGTCCACTCGGTGCGTCTGCCGGTGCTGCCATTGGTGTCGTTACATCTTTGGCCGGTGCCATCGCCAAAATCCATGACAAGAAGAACGAGAAACGTATCCAGCGGTTGCAGGATCAAATTGATACATTGGATAAATCTTACGGTAAGTTGGAAAAGTCAATCGAGAAGGCCTATTCAAAGGATGCTTCCAAAATGATTGAGCAGAACAACAAGCTGCTGGAGCAACAGAAGATCCTTATCCAGCAACAGATCAGAGAGGAACAGGACAAGAAAAAAACTGATGACAGCCGTATCAAGGAGTGGCAGGAACAAATCGAGGAAATCAACGACGTTATAGCAGAAAACAAGGAGAAGGCCAAAGATGCCATCTTCGGGGAAGACCTGAAATCCGCCATTGACAACTTCGCTAACGCACAAGCCGAAGCGTGGGCTTCCGGTGAGGACCGGGCAGAATCAGCGAAAGATACCGTCAAAAAAATGATGCGCCAGATGGTCACAGAATCCATCAAGGCAGCAACGGAATCTTCCGGTGCGATGGAGAAGATTCGTGACAAACTGAAGGAGTTCTATGCCGACAATGTCCTTTCCGGCTGGGAACAGGATTATATCTATAACATGGCGGAAGAACTGCAAAAGGAGATTGACAGGCAGTTCGGTTGGGCTGATAGCCTGATGAAAGATGAGGTGGAAGAACCGGAGAAAGAAGAAGATATATCCGAAAATACCCTGAAAGGCGCGTATGCCAAAGCCTCCCAAGAAAGCATCGACCTATTGGCCGGTCAGACCGGGGCCGTCCGTATCCTGCTGGAAGATATCCGTGGCGGTATGCAACCGATCCGTGAACAAATGAGGCTGATCTATGATATGCAATCCAGAGGTTGGGAAGATGTGAAGGCCATCCGCGAACTATCAGATAAAGTGGAAAAGAATACCGATCGGATCGCCGAGAATACGAGAGAGATCAAAGAGGTTGCCGGTAAGATATCGGAAAACACTAGAGGCACGGTTGATGCCCTGGAAGGTACTATTAACGTAAAAGTAAAAATGTAACATGATGGACAAAGAGTTTTTTGAGATCGCAAACCGGTTAGGTGCCTGTAGGTTGTTGCATGGCACGGAAAATAAAGAAGAGCTTATGCGCCTTCTGCTGACGCCGCAGGGTACGGAGTTCTGCACGAAGAATAATTTCCCGTCTATGGAACAATTACGGGAGTTCCGGGGCAAGAAGGCCGAAAGCATGGGAATCTATATCGAAACGGACGTGAAACTGACGAATCCGGTGAAGGTATTCCTGGCCGGTTCCAAGGCAATCCTTCATTTTGATACGATCGGCCGCTACAACGTGATCCTGATGCACGGGGCGGAAGCCGAGATCCATGCGAGTAACTATGCCGTGGTGTTCGTAAAGAACGCTGGCGGTAAGGTAATAACTCATAAAGACCATACAGCACGTGTATTATGACAATAGATGGAAAAGACGTATATACTGAATGGGGATGTAAATTATTGGAAGGTTCTTTTGATGATCTTCTGAAATACCCCAAACGTAAGGCAGTCAAATATAACAACTGGGCGGAAGCCGACGGGATCGATCCCGATCTGTCGGTTGTGGAGTTCGAACCTAAGACCGTCAAGTTGAAATTCCTCATGAAGGCAGAAACGCTTGAGCAGTTCTGGTCTGGGTATAGAAAGTTTGTTGCTGATCTGTCCGCACCGGGCTATCGGGAATTCAATCTTATTGCCGGTATGACCAACCGCTTACGCTTCAATGTCTGCTCTTCTCACGAACAGCCTGTGCCATTTAATGCAGGGGAGAACGTATCTGTGTTTGAACTTTCTTTTGTCGAGGACAATCATGCCATTTATCCGGCAACTCCGGCCGGCGGTATCGGGCTTCGCGGGCAGTATGCGATTAATGGGATAGACTTTGCAGACTTCGGTATAGGATCGGACGATAACCAGGAGGACATCTTGAAATATCCTGCGGTTAAGGCGCCGTTCACCGATGGCCGTACGGTAGACCTTTCGACAATCAAAACCCAGCATAGGGAAATAAAACTGTCCCTTTGGATGTTGGCCGGCAGTGTGGAAGAGTTTCTGAATAACTATCGGGCATTCTTTAGCCAGATATCCGGTGTAGGAAATCAGGAATTATATATTAAGACGTTGGATGGTATCATTCAGGTGTACTATACTGATTGCCCGTCCTTTTCTGTGGAAGTCTGGCAGGAGAACCGGATAGGAGCAAGATTCACTATTTCTGTTGTTGTTCCCGTAGTGAGTTGGATAGATGCTGGCGGTGATGTTCGTTACCGTGTGCTGAAGGATCCGGATTTGGGGTTATTGGCAGACGAGCAAGGTAGAATAATAGTTTTCAATTGATATGGCAGAAGAATTTGAAATAATCAGGGCTAATTTGCTTCCGGCAGCCGGAACAATAACCGATAATGATATGATCCTGATCATTCAGGGTGGGAGACCTAAGCGTGCTTTGCCCTCTGCAATGAAAGGTAAACAGGGCGATCCCGGCTTTAGTGCGTTTTTAGGGATAAACGATAAATACATCCTTTGGAAACAAGGAGCTAATGGTGCTTGGCAGAATCTGTTGGAAATTGAGAAAATTCGTGGGCCGAAAGGAGAGAAGCCGGTTTTTCGAAAGTTGAACGGTACGCTTCAAATGAAATACGAAGGTGAGCCGGATAGTGCATACGTGGATATTTTCGACCGTGAAGAATTGAAAATGAAGTTTTCCGATCTGACACCAGCAGAAGTGGATCAATTGAAACTGCATTTTTCTGATCTGACAGAGACTGATAAGGCCGAACTTATGAAGCCGGCAACGGATGCGGCAAAAGAGGTTCGTGAACAGATGTCCCAAATTAAGGAGGAAGCTAATACTGCTATATCGAATGTAAACACCGCAAAAGTGAGCGCAGAGGCGGCAACCAAGGCTGCAAATGATGCCGCAGCTTTAGCAAATGCCGCAGCTGGTCAAGCAACTCAATCTGCCGGAGATGCTGATGCAGCGACCAAATTGGCTGTTGCTGCCGCTGCATTGGCGGAGGAAAAAGCCGATATAGCCAATACCGCAGCCGAGAATGCCGATACCGCAGCAGCTTCAGCCAATATGGCAAAGGAAGAAGCAGATAAAGCAACTGTTGAAGCCAATATAGCCGCAGGAAAGGCCAATGATGCAGCAGCAAAGGCTGACACGGCAACATTAAATACCAATACCGCAACGGATAAAGCGAATGAAGCAGCATCCTCGGCTACAACTGCCGCCGAAAATGCTAATGCGGCTGTAGAGCGTGCGGATGATACCATAGCTTCTGCCGAGACTGCTACAAAATCGGCGACGGATGCAGCTTTGGCCGCAAACACGGCAAAAGAAAATGCAGACAAGGCGGCAAATACAGCCAATGTTGCCGCTACTCTGGCCAATGAAAAGGCAGGACTGGCGGATACGGCTGCTTTGGCTGTTAATGCAGCAAAGGAAGATGCCATAGTCGCAACCGGCAAGGCCAACACAGCCGCCGACCGCGCCAATCGTGCAGCCGAAGCCGCCGAAGGAGTCATCAGTGGACTGCAACCCGACTGGAACGTTACCGATCCTGTCAATAAGAACTACATCAAGAACAAACCGGAGATCCCGACGTTGGAGGCTATCCCGGACGAAAGTACATTGAGCTATGTCAATACCGACGGTACAACCATCAATTTTCGTATCGGCGATGAAGTACGTGTAGCGGAAGATGGCGAATATGTGTTCTACCGGCTTTATGATCTTGCCGGGGGAAAAGCTTCGTGGAAGGAATCCGGCAGCGGTACAGCCTTGCCCGGTAATGTTTATCTGACAGGAGCCAATTATTACAATGAATCAGTACGAACCATCAAACAAGGATATTTAAGCAATGAGTAAGAAAGGAGCATTTATTTATCAACAGATCGAACTGACGACGGCTGAATGGGCAAGCAATACGACGGTCTATCCGGCATCGGTGTGGCTGTTCGAACGGTTGGATAATGGCAAGTTCAACATGAAGCTGGCTGATGGAGCGCATACGTTTGCAGATCTTCCAGCTGTTTTGCAGGACATGCAGGTCAGTGTCAAAACCAATAACGAAACGACATATATCCTCCAGATAACGACCGCAGCCGGAACATTCGACACACCGAACCTTAAAGGTGCAAAAGGTGATAAGGGAGATAAGGGCGAAACAGGCGCAAAGGGTGAAACCGGAGCCAAAGGAGAACAGGGTTTGCAGGGTGTCCCCGGTCCTCAAGGCGAACGGGGCGAACAAGGTCCCCAAGGAGAAACAGGCGCACAGGGTCCGAAGGGCGAACGAGGCGAACAAGGTCCGCAGGGCTTGCAGGGCGAGAAAGGCGAAACGGGTCCACAGGGCGAACAGGGTCTGCAGGGCATACAGGGCGTTCCCGGCAAGGATGGGGCAATCACTGTAGATGCTCCGTCCGACACATCTGCGTATGGCAGGAAAGCCGGTGGATGGGTGAAAGTCGTTGAAGCTGTAACGGGAAAAGGTCTTTCAACCAATGACTACAGCAACGAAGAGAAAACAAAGGTATCCGATTCCTTGCGGCTCAAAGAGTATGTCGATGTTAGTTCTTTGTCATCGCTTCCCTCTTCGCCCTACAACCTGCGTTTTGCCTATTCGAGTACATCTGTGCAGGCGATCAACTTTGCGAATATAGGAAGCGTTCCTGAGATGCAGGAGTTTTATCTGTCCATTAAGAACAACACCGGATCAACGATTAACCAACCGATCCCAAACGGTTCGGGCTGGCAATCGGAGGAAACAAGCGTTAAACTGCCAGCTGGTAAAGCCACAGGGGTATCGCTGAAAAAAGAACATGGGATAATTGTCGTGAGAGTATAATGAAAGGAGGTGAGAGATGAAGAGAAGGGTGATGACGGGAAAAGATACCGAATCCGATTTTTCCAATCAGTGGAATGCTAAGTATTACTTTCCATTGAACGGTGATTCGTATGAATGTGTCAATGGGGTATTAGGCGAGCTAAAAAACAATGTACAATGGAAAGACGATAGCATTTTTACAGGAAATAAATCTGCGTATTTTATAAACGGTTCTGGAATTAGGATACCGACAACGGGATATGTAAAGAAAAACGCATATAGTATTTCCCTGTGGGCTAAAAAGTATAACGAATCAGTAGACCGATACGGAGGAATTATAGTAAGCCGAATAAAAGACGGAGAAGGATATGGACTTGAAATGAGGTATAAGAACATTCAAAATATTAATGATGGAATTAATATTACAACCAATAAATTCAATGTTTGGTGTCATTATGTGGTAACTTACGATAATAACACGATGAGTGTTTACGAAAATGCTACACTTGTTAAGACAATAAATGATCCATTCTACGAAGGTTCTCACTTCTACATAGGTCTGGATGATATATTTTTCACATCAGTAACCGAACGATCATATAATGGACTTATATGTGAAGTCTCCATATTTGAACGCATATTATCCAGAAGTGAGATAAATCAATTATACAATGGCGGTAAAGGATTAAAATTAAATTGATTATGCTATACATCCAAAAAGAAATCCAATTCTGGGAGACCGACGCTCCCCTTCCTGACTCCTACAAGGTAGGCACAATGGAAGAAGAATATAACGACGGCGCATATCTCTTGTTAGATGCCGAACAGGAACAGTTCCACACTGACCATCCGGAGGCAAGTCCGCTGGAATGTTGGCGGAAGGAACTCACTCCGGAACCCGAACCGGCACCGGAAGAAAAGCTCTGGCGTGCCCGTGATGCCAAACGGCAGGAAATCTACGACAAAGACATCCATCATTATTATATTGATGAACAGGACGCATATGTCTCGAACACCCTGCAAGTGAAGGATAAGTGTGGCCGGCAGGAAGAAGTCGAAGTAGGCGGTCATCTTTACGCCTCGAATATCTTAATGGTTGCCCTTGATGAAATAGCGGACTATTCGGAGCAATGCGGCAAGGTGACAGACGGCTTGCTATCCCGTATCGATGCCGCCCAAACAGCCGAGGAGGTCGAAGCTATCGTGGTGAAAGGCTATCCTGAAATGATCCATACAACAACGGCAGCCTTGCAAACTAAAGCAGATAAGGCAATCGCTAAATCCCCGGAAGCGCAGGCAGTGACCTTTGCCCGTGCGATGATGAACAGCGTGTCTCTCACAGCCAGCCAAGCGTTGGAGATGCAGGTCTTATTCCCCATTTGGGGTGAGAAAGATGCGGAGTTTGGCAAGGAAGTTGAAATAGGCTTCCGGCTTCGAGTAGTGGAAGGAGAAAGCGACACTTTGTTTGAAGTGATACAAAAGCACAAGCTGCAAGCCGATTGGAAACCGGGCATAGAAACTGCTTCACTGTATAAGATCGTTGAAGCTGAGCACGCAGGCACGCTTGATGATCCTATTCCATACGTGCAGGGTATGGCATTCGAGAAAGACAAATATTATGAACAATACGGTGTGATCTATCTCTGCATTCTGACAACCGTTACAGGTTATCCGAACGACTTGAAAGACTTGCCCACAATTGTACAGGAGGTAAAGCAATGAAACAGGCTATGTTATTAAAAGTTAAACAGGGGGGGGTAAAATGCTCTCTAAATAAAGAAGTTACGACCTCTTATCGTAAGAAAGGAGGGCGTAGATGAGACGGTCGATGATGGGACGGAAGAAGTTGCAGTTGTTCACCAAGAGGTTCTATCCTGCCGGGAATTATACCTGGATCGTACCTAAAGGATGTAGGGAGGTTGATGTGTTTCTTGTCGGAGGAGGGGGTGCAGGACATAATGGAAGCGGTGGAGGTGGCGGCTATACTAAAACCTTCAAAAAAGATACATCCGGATGGAGAGACGGTGATGCTATCTCTGTTGCACCGGGTCAGTCAATTCCGATAACAGTTGGGAAAGGAGGAATTGGAGGGTATTCTGAAGTTGCCCCCAACGGTGGATACTCTCAATTCTTAAATTCAAGTTATAGAGCTAATGGCGGAAATGGTGCGGGTAATGGTTATCCAGGCGGAAGTAATGCCGGAGCATATACTGGTGGCAACGGCGGAAGTGGCGGAGCAGGAGATGATTCAGATACGGCTAAAGCGGGTTCTGATGGATCTAACGGAATCGGCAGCCGCAATGAAAATGGCTCTCTCTATCCAGCTGGTTCCCTATATGGCGGAGGAAAGGGTCAAAGGCATACAACCCGCGATTTTGGCGAACCTACTGGGAAACGAAATGCCGGAGGTGGTGGTTCAGACAGAAATATAAATGGGGGCATGGGTGGAGAATCCGATTACGACAAAGGATGCGGAACTGGAAATGGCAATAGAAAAAGTGGCGGTTACGGTGGTGGCGGTTGTGGTACTTACGGTAACGGCGGTGATGGCACTGTCCTGATCCGCTATTGGGCTTACGAAGAATGATCTGCCGTTGAAAAAGATGAAACAAGATATTAACGACTAAAAAATAGGAGATAAAGTCATGAGAAATAATTGTTTGCAAATGTTAACGGGGGGGGTAAACACCTCTTAACTAAAGTATCTGACCGACTTTCGGCGGAAAGGAGGTTGGTATGATAAGATCGATGATGGGACGGAAGAAAGTAGACAGGAATACTTTGCTGTTGCTACATTTTGATGGATCATTGAAAGATGAAGCCTCAGGCAAGCCTTATGTTGGTAGTAATATGTCTTATGTAGTGGGAAAATTCAAGAATTGCGTTTCGTTTTCAGGAAACGGGTATGTAAAGATAAGTGGAACGAATGCCATAAACGAGTCCCTATATCCAAACTATACCGTCGATTTTTGGATTAAACTGAAAAGTGGTGTGAAAAACGGTATAATGTCAAAAGGCGTTGCTTATGGAAGTTACAGCTTTGATATAATGGAGGAATCAGACGGACGCATTTTCTTTGGATTGCAGTATGGTGGAACCCGAGGGGATGCAATATGCTATTTTACGATGCCACGGGATCAGTGGGTTCATCTTGCGATCGTCAGGTCACAATCTCGATATTGGAAAGTGTATGTAAATGGAGTGTATGCGTCTGGTTTCACATCAACGATGGTTTCAGGGTACTATAGTTCTTTAATGATCGGAAAATATCGGGATTATGGATTGTATCTGAACGGTATGATTGACGAGTTTCGCATCAGTAATATTGCCCGTTGGACATCAAACTTCACTCCGCCTGCAAGGCCGTATTAATAAATTAGTGACACTGTCTTTGGGCTGTCACAGCAGAAAGACAGCAAATGTATATTCAGAAAAAATTATTGATAATCGCCAACCCCAGGTTGGGTATTTTCTTTTAAAACAAATGGAGATATAAAATGTTCGGTGGCGAAAGAATAATAAAACAGCCTCCAGGCTATCACAGATTGGAGGCTGTAAAAAAAGAAAATTAGGGGACCGAGGGTCTCCGGAGACAAAGTTAATCAATTAATTAAATGAGCTATGATCATTTTTGAAAAGACAGGGAAAATACTTCTCGATATACCGGTCGATGATACCAGTTATCGCTATCGGGCCATCCGGCAGGGCGACAAGGTCAATCTTGTGTTCTCGTTGACAGAACATGTAGAAATACCTGTCTACAGCTATGTTGACTATCAAGGTCAGCGATATACGCTCTGGAGACCGGAGGATCTGACAAAGCATGGCACTCGCAATCTCGAATACAGTGCCACCTTTGGCGGCTACTGGGAACTGCTGAATACCATCAAATACAAGCATCTGTCAGCCATCCCCCGAAAGTTGAAATTCCAACTTACCGGAAAACCCCGCTTCTTTCTGGAGCTATTGGTTGATAACATGAACCAATCGGGAGTTGGTGGATGGTCTATTGGGACCTGTATCGATGCACCGGAAAAGACCTTGGCCTTTAGCCATGAGTTCTGTTTGGATGTGCTGAACCGCTTTGCGGATGAATGGGGAACAGAATTCGAAATCGTCAGCAAGACTATCAATTTCGGCAAGGTAGAGAAGTTCAAGGACGATCCTCTGCCTCTTTCCTACGGCCGTGGGAATGGCTTCAAAACCGGTGTCGGCCGTAAGCTGCAGGGCGAAAAACCACCCACCTCCATCCTCTATGTGCAGGGTGGCGAGCGCAACATCGACCGCACCGCCTATGGGGCTTCCTGTCTGCTGCTGCCAAAATCCCAGGAATTGGAATACGAAGGCAGACACTATAAAACCGACAAGGATGGTATGTTCATTACACGAGCCGACCGGGCTTTGGCCAATAACAATGAGGACAGCTTGGACTGTTCGCACATCTACCCCTCACGGGTGGGCACCGTGTCCGAGGTGGTTGTGGTGGATGCCGAAAAGCATCTCTATGATATCATCGATAACACGATTCCGGCAGATTTGGACTATTCCAAATGCCGAATACCGGGCGAAACTGCAACGATTATCTTCCAGTCGGGTGTGATGACTGGAGAAGAATTTGACCTCGAGCAGACATCTGACGCTTTGACCGGTTACGACCATGCAGCCCGACGGTTTAAGTTGGTGCCTGTCGAGAAAGAGGGAGGCACGATACCGAATCCGAACCGCTGTCCGGCCGTGGGTGATACATACGCGGTCTTCAACATCTCGCTGCCGCAGGCATACGTCTGCAACGATGCTATACAGACGGGTGCGTCATGGGATATGTTCCGTGAAGCAGCCCGAAGCCTGTACAACAAGGAAGAGGAATCTTTTGCCTTTACCGGTGAGCTGGACGGCATTTGGGCGAAATCGCAGTGGCTGGAGGTGGGTGGACGGTTGGTGCCAGGTGGTTACATCCTGTTTGACGACCCGCAGTTTCAGCCTGAGGGAGTGCGTATCCGCATCACGGCTGTAAAAGACTATATAAATAGACCCTACAGCCCCGGACTGGAGTTAAGCAATGTGCCGGTCGGTGGCTTTGTCTCCTCGGATCTGTCGAAGATCGAAAGCAACGAGGTGATCAATGACGACCGCCACAGCGATGCGATGCACTACACCAAGCGCCGTTTACGTGATGCGATTGAAGCACAGGAGATGTTGGAAAAGGCGTTTAAAGATTACACCAAGGGGATCGATCCAGTCTGGGTGCGCACCATGTCCCTTTTGGTCGGACATGAAAACCTGCAATTCCGCTTCGTGGACAGCAAGACCAATCCCCGGAAAGTCGATCCGGACTTTGTCTATGACGATGCGACCGAACTGTTCACCGCCCCGAAAGCGATCCTTCAACACATGACGATCGGCATCTCGGAAATAAAAGGCAGCCATGCCGTTTCTGAATATAAGTTCTGGGATCTACCTGCCTACACCAGTCCGCCGCTGGGCGACTTCGGGAAGCTCTACCTGTACGCCAAATGTGGCAAGTCTTCTGAGGCCGGCGAGTTTATCTTGTCCGAAGAACCGCACGACATGGACGAAGGCAGCGATTATTACTTTCTGGTCGGTTTATTAGGTAGTCAAGCCGACGGTGTACGGTCGTTTGTGACCTGCTACGGCTTCACGGAGATATTGCCCGGCCGAATCACGGTGGATCGCATAGTATCGACAGATGGAAAGTGCTATTTCAACCTGGGGATCGGAGAGTTTGGCGGGAAGATGGTATTCAAATCCGGAACATCCGGTTATAATAACATTTCCGACCGTCCTAACCTTCAACCGTTGTATGATGGGATAAATGATGCCCTGACGGATGCAGAGAATGCGTCAAATGCAGCTAACAACGCCCAATTGACTGCAAATAACAAGGCAAGGGTATTTTATCAAACGACGGCTCCAACATCGGGTATGCGGACAAATGACTTATGGGTGGATGGGGAGAATATCTATAGATATAGCGGTTCTAAATGGGTTCTTGCCTCAAAATATGACAATACAATATCGGAGGTCAACGGCGGACTTATAACTACGGGTGCGATCGCTTTCGGAGGCACAGGTGGAATGGCTGCTTCCGGTACAATCCGTATTTGGTCGGGAGGAACAGCCGGGGCGAAAGGGCAACCACCCACTGATCCGACATTCCGGGTAGAAAGCAACGGAAATGTAGAAAGCCGGGGAAGCATCTATATCGCAAATGCTAACGGTGAAAAACTTGCCGGACTGTCGGGAGATGGAACATCCGGAAACTCTGTCCGGATCTGGGCCGGTAATGCAACGCCTGCAAATGCCCCGTTTAAAGTTTATCAAAATGGGGATGCCTACATCGGAGGACTCAGGATGGAGAGTGGAGGATTGTTCTCGGATAATCGCTATTCAGGTGAATCATCATCGAAGTTCTTTCTTCATTCCTCAGGCGATAGTGCGTTTTTAGGGTTTTCATCTTCCGGTAAATGGGCTGGCCTTGGCTTGAATACTTTGCCGTCGACACTTGGAGGAACAAGTGCTTTGATGCGTCTCGAATACACAACATCCCATTACGATATAAATTATGGGGCTGTCATAGATGTTCATGGCGGAAGGCGCAATTATGCACTTTATTGTACTGGAGGATTAAAGGTTAATGGTCCTGTATCGGCTGCAAGATATATTAGGCCGGGTGCCAAAAGCGATGCGATAATAAACGATATTGGCTACATGGACACATTTGTTTTCCAAACAAGTACATATTTGAATGTATATCTTCCATCAAGAGCTACATTAACTGCAAAGATAGGGACGGTACATGCCGAATACGGAGAATCTTGGTCTGAAATTGGTTATAATTCTGTCGTGTTTATCCATGTAATCGTTACTCGCCATTCCACTGAGTCAATACGCATAACCCATGAAAGCGCAGATACGAAATTGGTGGACAATAACGGAAACCAGATAGACGGTTTTGATATGGCAAAAGGTGATTGTGCAACGTTTGCATATTTTAATAGTACCTGGTATATATTTAATAGAATGCACACATAAAAAGTATGGAACTGACATTGAAAGACAGAGTATTAATACTCAACACCGTGTTACCACAGTTTGACACGAGAAAAAACATGGAACTGAAAGTATCGATAGACAGTAAGATAGCGATCTCGGAGGTTGATCAGAAGCGTATCGTTATCAAGGATATGGGGAGTGGTCAAATCAATATCGGATTTACCGATGCAGCGGCCATAACGGAAACAACAGATATAGCTTTGACTGACGAAGAACTTCAATACCTCAAACAACGTGTTGACTTCATAGATCGCAACGGCATGTTTTCAGAGTTCACCATGTCCACATACACGAAAATCCAGGACGCCCCCTATAGCGATTCTGAATTCGGGAACCTGAACAACCCGTAAATTATATACCTACCGGGGAAAGAAAAGAAAGCCCCCGGCTCGTTAGTAAAGACGCCAATCACATACTAACAAACAAAGCGACGCACCGCGCAACCGGGGGCTATATGCCTTCTGGTCGCGATGCGTCGTTTTCGTTTTATGTGATTGGCAATACAAATATATCTCAAAATTGGAAATTATGACAGTCTTTGATGTCTTAAATTTATATCAAACACCCTTTGAATGGATGTTGAACTCCGGCATCCGCATGGAAGACGTGCCTTATGTAGGTCTGTATAAAGAATATACCCGGATGAAGAAAGAAGGTTGCAAAAAGACCTACATCGTGGCTAGTTTGGCCGAAAAATACCGGATAAGCGAGCGCAAAGTATATACCTTGCTCAAGCGGCTATCCCAAAATTGCAAGCCGTTTGAGTGAGCGTTAAATGTGTGCGAATCGCTGCAAGTCTCGTACAGTGTCGTTTGGTCGTTTTCTTTAGCCGACAGGGAGAAAAGAGAGACTTTTGTAATCCCTTTAAAACTGAAAGCAAATGAGAAAAAAGTATTTATCCGCCCCACTTCCGTTTATGGGGCAAAAGCGCATGTTCGCAAAAGAATTTATTAAGGTGTTAAAGCATTATCCGGACAACGCCGTGTTCGTGGACCTGTTCGGTGGTTCTGGTCTATTGTCACATATAACAAAATGTCAAAAGCCGGAAGCCACCGTCATTTATAACGACTACGACGATTATCGGCGCAGGCTGGAGAATATTCCGCGTACCAATGCGCTGCTTGCGAAAATACGTCCATTGGGCGCATCGACACCTCGGCACAAAGCCCTGCCTAAAGAGGCAAAAGAAGCGATCCTTCGCCTGATCGAACAAGAAGAGCAGGACTGTGGGTATGTGGACTACATTACACTCTCATCTTCTTTGCTCTTTTCCATGAAGTATGCTACCGATTTGACAGGACTGCGGAAGGAAACGTTTTACAACACCGTGCGCAAATGTGATTACAGCCCATGCCTCGACTATCTGGACGGCCTGAAGGTCATCTCATGCGACTACAAGGAACTATTCGACAAATACAAGGATATCCCGAACGTGGTGTTCCTGATAGATCCTCCGTATCTATCCACTGAAGTCGGTACATACACGATGACCTGGGGACTATCCGATTACCTGGACGTGTTGCAAACACTCGTAAGTACGAACTACATCTACTTCACATCAAACAAATCGTCCATCATTGAATTATGTGCCTGGATAGACAAAAACAACACCATCGGCAACCCGTTTGCTGGCAGTGAAAAGGTTGAATTTAATGCGCACATAAATTACAATTCGTCCTACACGGACATCATGTTGTTCAAGAAAGCAGACGAACCAGCCCGGAAAGATGCATCCTGATGACCATGTAAAGATACAGATTCTGATGAGTAGATAATATGCTTCAAATATAATCCCTGAATGATATTTATACTAAAAAAGAATGTCGTTTGAGTTTCACATAAACGGAAATCAAACGACAT